AAAATTAAATCAGCATAATTAGACGCATTGCCAGCAGCCTGAATTTCCCATATCTCATTATCATCAACAGCATTAGTCGTTTGAAGCATTAATCCAGTATCGCCAGATCCTGCAACATGGAGACTTCGGAGAGGATTCGTCGTTCCAATC